TTTTTCATATCAGCAGATTTACCGGACAAGAGGATGCCATCGTATTTACGATGTAGATAACGAGCAAAAGTAGTTTTGCCGGTATTACCTGACGAACTCCAATACCAGAAGATTTCTCGGTCGTGAGGTTCAGTTTCTACTATAGCAGACAAATCAGCTTGCCAAGGTCTTAAGTTATTTTCACAAGCAAGCGGTTTAAGAGGTCTGGGCATACCATTTATCATAAAGATATCTTGTTCTTTAGAGCAATAATTTAAATTATCCATAGCAGATCCTTTTGCTTTCTCCCAGTGGATCCTATCAGTTTTAAAAATGGATTTAGGACGTGCTTTCTTTTTAAGTTCTATATATCCTTGGAGGTGAGCAGTTCCTGAATCGCCTACTTCAAAACCGATTATCCATTTTTTACAATAAACTGGAACTATGGAACTAATATATTTTAAGTCCTCTTTAGTATAATTATTTAAAGTTAAAGTCCAGCGAATACTAGGAGCAATTTGTTTTTTAGGCGGGGGGTTTAGTATTACCCCCCCGTTGGAACTATTGGAACTATTGGAACTCATATTTATAGTTTCTTAAATAAAAAATTATTTATTATTTAAAAATCGAAACTATTAAATAAATATTTAATAATTAATTAAAAATATTAAAATAAATAAAAAAAAATAAAATAAATATTTAATAATTAATTAATAAAAAAATAAATAAAAAAAATAATTTAATTTCATTAAAATTTTTTTCTAAACTACATTATAAAATAATGACGAAGAAAGGTGGACGCAAAGGCGTAAGCAAAAAGCAAGCAGAAAAGATAGCGCTGAAAACAGCGTATAAACTTATTCCTAAGAAAATTAACTATAACGAAGGAACTGATGTAGGTCCTGGATTAATAACTAATACGTCTCCGTGGTTAGTTATTCAACCTGCTTTCCTTGACCAGGGTTTATCGAATGTAGACCGAGCAGGCGACCAGGTATTCATCGAAAAGTGCTCTGGGTTCTATAATTTGTCCTTTTCTACAAATACGACGAATCGTGTAGAAGTACGCGAACTAGTAGGTTTTTTTAAAGGTTCTACAGATGCTACAGAAAAAAACATAGCAGATTTTGATGCGACAACTTTAGCGAACATGCTTCCGAATAAAATGTCATCTTGGGACCGAGATAACTTTTACATTAAACATGATAAGTCATATGATTTGATGCCACAGCAAGTATATAACGCCGGAACAGGAGACGGCGCTAATGTTCCCCAAGGTATCTGGAGGTCAAAGAGGATTGGTTTAACACAGCATCTTTACAGAAAGTTCAGATATACAAATACACAAGAAGGAGGTCAAGGCGACGTAGTTGAGGGAAGCTTCGCATCCTCTAATCACCCTGTTGGTTGGAAACCATTTATAGCTTTACAAGTCAGATGTCCAGATCAAGATTTTACTAATTCCGCAGGAAGTAATCCGGGTCCGTATATTGATTATAAATTTAAAACACTTTTTAAAGATATGCAGTAGATGCTAGAAAATTAAACTAAATTTTCAAATCTAACTTTTTTAAAATATTTATTTTACGTCTTGATTAAGACACAAATCAATACATATCAATACATAAAAATACAAAAAGATTTTTATAAGGGGTATATCAACAAAAAATACCCATTTTAACGTTTAAGACGTTAAGAGACACAAAATTTAAAATTAAAAAACAGATTTATTACGAATTACCATACAGAATGAAGATAAAACTCAATCATATATCTTTATTCCTCGTTATAAATGTGGGCGTGAACTGAAGTTTCTCATCAATCCTACTGGATTGATTGATGAGAAATTTAAGTGTCCACATCTGTGGGCGTGAACTAAGAAATATTCATCTCAAGGGAGGGGGCGCCCTGCCCCCGACTGCGAAGGATATATTCCCGTTAGGGAGGCAGAAGCATTGGATGCTTTGGTCTCTTTTTACTATAAGTCTCAATGTCTACGATGACCCATCTATCTTTAGACATCTTTTCTACTTTAGGTAGTTCATTACAAAAAACAATTAAGTGAGGTGGGTTGCCATCGACCATCCCACCCTCATATTTACCTGAATAAAAAAACATATTTTTTATCTCTTCTATTCCATTATAAGATAAATAATCTTTATCAAATCCTCGAGGCAAATCAATAATAATTAATTCAGGAGTATAACCATTGGTTTTCTGATATTCCATGATAGCATTTTTCATATCAGCAGATTTACCGGACAAGAGGATGCCATCGTATTTACGATGTAGATAACGAGCAAAAGTAGTTTTGCCGGTATTACCTGACGAACTCCAATACCAGAAGATTTCTCGGTCG